GTGCTATGTGTTTTTCAAATAGACACAATTTGACTGATGAATATAAGAGATGTACTATTATACATCTATCATTAGTTGCTCTTTTCATGGTGGCATCATGCTGTGTTCTTGATGGTTACGTGCTGCTAGCAAGTTTGTTTGCTATGACATGCTGTGCTTTTTCTACACAATTGACATTGATCAACGCAGTAAAGGACTCTTATGTAGAACAGCTTGAAGAGAGGAGAACACTTAACCTCGTGCATCAGCGTAGCAGAGATAACATTAGTAAATACATTGTGATGTCTTCTGCTGCTTTGGGTACTATTTACTTGATCTCCAAAGCGTACAAGAGCATGGTTGGGAATAAGGCGCAAGGTAGCCTTTCACCAACTACAAAAGCTGATATTGATGCAAGAGATGCAGAAGGTAATGTCTGGGCAGAGGTCGTACGTAGACCTTTACCCGCAACACAACGTAGCATCGAGCATACTCTGGATAATGTCACTAACAAAGTGCAGAAGAATTTGTTGTATGCAACTTTGAGAGGTGCCGATTTAGCACCTCGCAAGGGCAATGTCTTCTTTGTTGATTCAAATATGGTTATGGTGCCACAACACTATTTTGATGAGTCAGGAGGTGATTCCATTATGCTTGAGTGTCAAAAGGAGAAGGCCAATCAGGCAGGAGGCACATTTAAGACGCGTGTTGATATAGGTTCGTCTGTTAAATTAGGCGATTCTGACATGCGTTTATGCTATACTGCATCAGGTGGTTCTTATGCCAATCTGACGCAATATTTTCCAACGGGTGATATAGTTGACCATCCTTTTCGTATGTTGTATAGAGTAACTGGAGGTGAACTCACCATTAATAAAGGATATGCAGTTGCCAAGGTGACAACTAATAGCGTAGCTACGTTTAAGGGTGGTGAGTACTCTCAATTATCATGCAACACCTTTCCAGGCTTGTGTGGTGCTGTTCTCATTTCTGAAAAGAAGGAAACGTGCATTACAGGATTGCACTTGGGAGGACGCAAGGGTACACCTCGTGGATGCTTTGGATCTTACACATTGGATCAGATTGTTGGTGCCATTGAAGAGGTCAAGACTTTACCAGGTGTGTTGAAGACTGGCTCAGAAGGTGTATTCAAACCACAATTGTTTGGGAAAGATGTCATTGTTGATGAACCATTACACCCCAAGAGTCCAGTGAATTACATGCCAGAAGGAACACAGATGCAATATCATGGTTCTTGTATGGGTAAGGCTTCATCTAGAAGTGTAGTACGTCAAACACCCATTTCAGATGAGGTTGAGAAAATCACAGGACAAGGCAACATATGGGGCAAACCAACAATGATGCCCCCTTACAAGCCTTGGCAAACAGCCATAGCAGGAATGAGTCATCCTGCAGAACCAGTGGAACATAGCATAGCAGCTGTCTCTATTCAGAATTATGTCAAGCCTCTCCTTGAGATTGC